CGTAGATATTGAATAATTTCTTATTATATAATATAATGGCAAAGACAAAAAGAAATCACGTTAATAAAAGTAGAAAACACCAAAAAAAATATAAAATGAAATGTTCTTCTAAACACCGTAAAACCCATAAAAAACATTTTTTTTCTAAAAAATATACTTGTAATATGTGTCATCGAAATTGTAAAAAAAGTTGTGAATGTGCGTGTCATACGAAAAGTATGAAAGGTGGATGTGGTTGTTCTAGTTCACAATTAGGAGGAGACGCAACGAAATTATCTTTAGCATACACAGGACAACCTTCACAAAGTTACCCAAATCCATATTTAGCTTATACCGAAAAAGGCGGAAATGCCGATATAAGTAAAGCATACCCGAATGTTAACGGAGCAACCGGAAGCGCATTAAATATAATTAATCCAGGACAATCATTTCGTGGTGGTGAAAATTTTAGTCCAAGCGATGTAAATACGTCGGGTTACCCAAACGGATTAATTGGTCCATCGTGGACATCAAGTCCCGCTACTTGGCCTGGAGTAGGTAATGTAGACAATATAACAAATCATTACGATAAAAACATATATCAACCAACAGATGTATCGAGACAGATGATTGCTTCAGGGTCAGCTCCTCCGTTTTCGGTTGGAGGTAAAAAACACAAAAGAAAACAAAAAGGAGGACAACTTATTCCCGATAATTTATTAAATTTAGGAAATATGTTTAAATATGGAACTGGAAGCGTATATAATTCTCTTAACGGATACCAACAACCAACAAATCCTCTTCCGTGGAACGACCAATTAAAGAATACAACAAATTTGAGCGCAATAAAATATTAATATATTTTCTATATATAAATTATAATGTTTGTTTTACCTAAAAATTTAAAACAATTATGTACACCAGCACTAATTTATTTCGTTATGTCTATGATAGCCACATTTTTAATGTTACTTCAAAATATTGGAAATAAAAAAAAGTTTTGTTTAGGCTCGTTTTCGTGTAATGTTTCTAGCGTATTATCCATTTTTATATTAAAGATAGTATATATTTTATTTTGGACTTGGGTTCTTAATATGATATGTAAAAGCGGACATAAAGGTATTGCATGGTTTCTGTTACTACTTCCATTTATTTTTGCGTTCGTTTTATTAGGGTTATTATTTATTTCTTAATTAGATTGTTGACAAGTGTATTTTATTTTGTAAATAAAACAAAATAAAATAAAATGTGTAGTAGATTAAATATATTAATATGGTAATATATAATGGTACAAATTAAAAATGGATTTTCATATGAATTAAATGGATGGAAATATATATCAGTTTCAGGAACATCCAAAGAAAGAGGGTTTGCTTATGGATATTTATGTGCGAATGATTTTAAAAAGGTTCAAGAAATGTTGACATTTCTTATATATGAATCATATGGTTTAACGTGGGAGTTTATAATACAACAAGTAAATAAAAGTATAAAAGAAAAAACAAAAAATGATTTTGAAGAATTTTATGATGAAATGGTCGGAATTGCCGAGGGATGTAATTCGGCAGGAACCCAAACAACAATTGATGAAATAATTGCCTGGAATTTCTATTGTTCCATTCCTTATTGGATTTCATCAATGGAAGGTGGTGAAAATATGCATTTTTCAAAAGAGGGAGGAAGTCCTGACAAATGTAGCGCTTTTATTGCTGTGGGTGATTATACAAAAACAGGCGAAATTGTTGTAGCCCATAATTCATTTACAGATTTTATGGATGGACAATATTCGAATATTATATTAGATTTAAATCCATCAACCGGTAACCGGTTTATTATGCAGACATCGCCTTGTTGGATATGGAGTGGAACAGATTTTTTTATTACATCTAAAGGAATTATAGGAACCGAAACTACTATTGGTGGATTTATTGCTTATGAAAATAATGACCCCATAGGATATAGAATTCGACAAGCGATGCAGTATGGAAATAACTTAGATGATTATATAAGGGAATTACTATTTCGTAATTCGGGTGATTATGCTAATTCTTGGTTATTTGGAGATATTAATACAAATGAAATAATGCGTATTGAATTAGGTTTAAAATATAATAATATTGAAAGAACTAAAAATGGTTATTTTATTGGATTTAATGCGGCATATGATCCTAGAATACGAAATTTAGAATGTGTTAATTCCGGGTTTGATGATATACGAAGACATCAAGGTGCAAGACGTGTTCGTATTGACGATTTAATGATTAAACATAAAGGAAAAATAAATATTGATATTGCGAAACGTATTATTTCCGACCATTATGATGTATATTTAAATAAAGACAATAATCCTTGTTCAAGAACCGTTTGTTCTCATTATGATTTAGATGCGAGAGAATATATGTCTCAACACGATAGACCCAAACCATTCGCGCCTCACGGTGCTGTTGATGGGATAGTATGTGATTCGGATTTGGCAAGACAAATGGCTTTTATTGGAAGATTCGGAAATTCTTGTGGTATAGAATTCAACGCTCATAAATTTTGTGAAAAACATCGACAATGGAAATATTTAGAGCCGTATTTACACGATAGATTAAGTCAACCGTGGACAAAATTCAGTATTTCAGATTCAAATGGTAATATCTTAAAATCAACAAAAATGATAAAAACAAAAAATACAAAAAAAACTAAAAATATAAAATCAAAAACACACAAAAACTTAAAATAATGTATCGAGATTGGTTAATAAATTTGTTTTATTAATAATATATTCTTTGTCTAATTTTTTATAATAATCTAATGGATTTAATAATATTTTTACGATAAGTTCCATATCATCTTTAAGATTTCCGAACATTTGAATTGAACCGTCATTTAAATATGTATTTATATTATGACATCCCAAATAGATGGGGCGACAATCATACAATAGCGGATTTATTATTTTCTCCGAGAAATAATGGTTACTTCTAAAGTTTTCAATAGAAATCGTGAAAAAATAATTTAAGTATGGTTCGGATTCTTTAAACTCACCCTTAACTCGTTCATCGTCTTTATTATACAACTTACAACCACCTCCAAAAATATCGACCGGTATGTTATTTTGTAATATGCACTTTACAAGTGTATGTCTGTATGAATGTCCAGGTGCGAATTGTTTACAGGATAATACAATAGACATTTTTTTATTTTTTTGAGATATTTCTTTTGGGGAATTATTATAAGTTAAATATCCATAACCTTCAATAAATGGGTCGGGTAAATTATATTTATCTCCAATATAATATTTTCCAATATGTTTTATAGCATAATTTATAAACTCTTGGGTTATACTTACAAACTTTGTAGGTTCCCACGCAAGTCCAATAACGTTTTCTTTTGGTATTTTTAATGATGGCGTCGCTGTATTTATAATAATTGCGTGGGTAAAATCATCATCGGATGTTATACAAACTAATTTATCTTTATATAAGATGTCAACATTATTTGGATTAAAACAACTAAGAATTCCGTTTTTTAAACCTTCACTATTGAAAACTCCTCTATTCATTGGCCCTCCCTCAAATACCTTAATTTTTATCATTAATATAATATAATAGGTTTTTTTAATATTATATTACGTTATAATATTAAAATAAAAGGACCTAACATAAATAGTATAAACACGCGTAAAAGATTGTCAACATTTTAATTTTACACGTTGACAAAGATTTTCAATAATTAAATGACAAAAATACAAATAACTATATAAAAAAATGTAATTATTATTATATACGATGGATACTATATCTTGGCAGATAATAAATACGTATTTTAATGACAATCCGGATAATCTGGTTAAACACCATTTGGATTCATATAACGATTTCTTTAGTGGTGGAATAAATCGTGTTTTTAAAGAAAATAATCCGATACGATTTATTGAAAGAGAAGAAATAACGGATGAACCTCGAAAAAAAGTAAATCCTAATGTTAGCGAAACATTATTATATTTAGGTGGTAAAGATGGAAGTAAAATTTATTTCGGTAAACCTATTATTTATGATGATAATAGCAAGCACGTGCATTATATGTATCCGAATGACGCACGACTTCGAAATATGTGGTATGGAATAACTATACATTATGATGTGGATGTTGATATTATATATTACGAAGGAGAAGAAAAAAAAGAAGAATCCATTACACTTAATAAAATTTATTTAGGTAAATTTCCAATAATGCTTCAATCCAAGTTGTGTATTTTAAATACTTTGGCACCTGAAGTTCGATTTAATATGGGAGAATGTCGTAATGATTACGGGGGGTATTTTATTATTGCCGGAAAAGAAAAGGTTATCGTATCTCAAGAAGAGTTCGCAAATAATATGTTATATATTCGTAAACACAAAAAAGACGATGTATATTCGCATAGTGCGTCTATAAGGTCTGTATCAGAGGATACGTCAAAACCGATACGCACCACATCTGTGAATATCGTTTACCCATCAACAAAATTTACAAATAATCAAATAGTTGTTGACATTCCAAACGTCCGTAAAGAAATCCCGTTATTTATATTAATGCGTGCATTAGGTATTAATTCGGATAAAGATATTATTAGAACATGTTTATTAAATTTGGAAGAAAATTCAAATTATGTCGACTTGTTTATTCCATCGATTCATGACGCGAATCAAATATTTAATCAAGATACTGCATTAAGATTTATAGCAACTTTTACAAAAAGAAAAACAATATCAAGTGTAATTGAGATATTAACTAATTATTTTTTACCACACGTCGGAGAATTAAATTTTTTGGAAAAAGCGTATTTTATTGGATATATGGTAAATCGTCTGTTACGTGTATTTACAAAAGAAGAAAAACCAACAGATAGAGATAATTTTCGTTATAAGCGTGTAAAACTATCTGGAACTCTTATTTATGAATTATTCCGTGAATATTATTTGGTTCAATTACGAAGCATTTCATTAACAATAGACAAAGAGTATTATTTCCATCGTGGTAAATATAAAGGGTCAGATTTTGTAAATTTAATTAAATTAAATTATGCTGAGTTTTTTAAACAAAAGGTGGTTGAGGGTGGATTTTTAAAGGCTTTTAAAGGTAATTGGGGGGCAACCGCGCATACAAAACGTATCGGGGTAGTTCAAGATTTAAATAGATTAAGTTGGAACACGTTTATTTCTCAATTAAGAAAAATAAATTTACCATTAGATGCTAGTGCTAAAGTAATTGGTCCACGTTTATTAAATAGTTCTCAATGGGGATATATTGACCCATTAGATACTCCTGATGGCGCAAATATCGGATTACATAAACATATGTCAATCGTAACATCAATCACAAACGGGTCATCGTCATATCCTTTAATTAAATGGTTAAGATTAAATGCTAATATGAAATTATTATTAGAAACATCTCCTGAATATTTATCAAATAATACAAAGGTTTTCGTAAATGGTAATTGGGTTGGTTCAATTGAAGAACCGGTGGAGTTAGTTGACAGACTTAAATTATTAAGAAGAAATGGTGTCATTCCGATATTTATAAGTATTTCGTTTAATTCGGAACATAACGAATTATATATATATAGTGACGATGGAAGATTAATAAGACCTATATATTATATCGATAAGGGTCAACCTAGTTTTATTAGAGATGCAAAAATAATGAATATATTGAATGGTTCTATAAGTTGGAATCAAGTAATTTCCGGATTTAAAGAAAAAAAGGATGCGAATTTTAATGTAAAGGATAATAAGATATATGAATTAGATGAATTATATGATAATGGAACCTTGGAAAACTTATACAACAATAGGTCTTTAGTTGATTATATCGATACTTCCGAAGAAGAAAATTCTCTCATTGCTATGAATGAAGATGACTTACAATTAAATAAATACTATACTAATGTTGAAATTAACCCATCTCTTATTTTGGGTGTAATGGGTAATTTAATTGTTTATCCTGAAAATAACCCTATAGCACGTAACGCGTTTTCATGCGGACAAAGTAAACAAGCAGTTTCTTTATACCATTCGAATTATCAAATGAGAATTGATAAAATGGGGGTTGTATTGAATTACGGTCAAACCCCTTTAATTAAATCGCGTTATTTAGAATATATTAATAAAGAACAACAACCCTATGGTATAAACGCAATTGTAGCTATAATAAGTTATACGGGTTATAATGTTGAAGATGCTATTTTAATTAGCGAAGGGGCTGTAAAAAGAGGGATTTTTAGGACCACGTATTATTCTTCCTATGAAACTCACGAAGAAACAACAGAAAATATGAATTCAACATCAAACTCTAGATTTGCAAATATACAAAACCATAACGTGGTTGGTATTAAACACGGATATGATTATAGTTTATTAGATGATAGCGGAATGATTAAAGAAAACACCCCATTAAATGATAAAATTGTGATTATTGGAAAAATGACAAGTAATCCAGAGGATAAAGAAAAATTTATAGACTCGTCAGTTACACTTAAAAAAGGTCAACTTGGGTTTGTAGATAAGACATTTATTACAGAAGGTGAAACCGGGACTAAATTAGCAAAGGTTAGAATTCGTGAAGAAAGGTTGCCTGCGATTGGTGATAAAATGGCTTCTCGTGTTGGACAAAAAGGAACGTTAGGTCTTATAATTCCAGAAGAAAATATGCCGTTTACATCAGATGGTATTCGTCCAGATTTGATTATTAATCCACACGCGATTCCTTCTCGTATGACAATCGGACAATTATTGGAAAGTTTATTAGGTAAAGCGTGTGCTTCTTATGGTGCGTTTGGTGATTGCACCGCTTTTTCGATAAAGGGACCAGATACACAATTATATGGTAAAATGCTTACCAATTCCGGGTTTCATTCTAGTGGTAATCAATTGTTATATAATGGTATGACTGGAGAACAACTTCAAAGTGATATTTTTATTGGTCCAACATATTATATGCGTTTAAAACATATGGTTAAGGATAAAATAAATTATCGCGCTCGTGGTCCAAACACCGCATTATCAAGACAACCCGTTCAAGGACGTGCGAATGATGGAGGTCTTCGAATTGGGGAAATGGAACGCGATGGGATACTTGCACATGGAGCATCTTATTTTTTAAATGAGTCGTTTTTGGTAAGAGGTGATGAGTATTTTATGGCGGTGTGCGATAAATCCGGGACTGTAGCAATTTATAACGATTCAAAGAATTTATTTTTAAGTCCATTTGTTGACGGGCCAATTCAATTTAATACAAATCCTGATGGTAGTCAAAATATAAAAAGTATTAGTCGATTTGGGCGGTCGTTTAGTATTGTTAAAATACCATATACATTAAAACTATTAATTCAGGAATTACAGGTTATGAATATACAAATGAGAATTATTACGGATAAAAACGTGGACCAATTAGTAAGTATGTCATATTCTGATAATTATAAATTATTATTAAAAACAGATGAACCTGACGTTTCAAAAATAATAAGTAGTTATACCGCGAATATTACTTCTAAAACAAATAATACAATATTCCAAATACCAAAAGAATCAATAGTTACAGAATTAAAAACTGAGAATACGGAACAACCTCCAGGTGTTACCGAATCACAAGAACCAGAAACACCAGCAATAACTTCACAAGTTGCTGGTGCGGAAACAGTTGAATCGTTTGAAACCGAACCAGAAACGATTGTTAATGTGTTTCAGGATATAGAAAATGAAAATGGGATTGAGAATGATACTGAGAATGATATTAAGATTGATATTAAGAATGATATTAACATTGAGAAACAGATTGAGAATGATATTAAGATTGAGAACCAGATTGAGAATCAGATTGAAAAATATATTCCAGACAAACTCGAAAGTAAAACACCAGATTTTGGGGATACTGAATTAAATAATTTTTTTGCAGGGTTATCACCAAAGGCACAAAATATGATTTTAGATATAAAAGATTTAAACAATCAAAAAATGCTACTGAGTAAATTGTTCGACACGCAAAAGGTTAAACCTGAAAAAGTAATAACCAATATGGATATTTTAAATGTCGATGAAGACCAGCCGGTTAATAATGAAGAAAATGTCGAAGTAGAAGAAACCAAGAAAATCAATTTAAATTAAAATTGAATTAAACAAATATATTTATGATAATATAACAATATAATAATATGGAAAAAAAACAAAATTCGAGTAGTCTTATTTCGTCAATTTATAAATCAAGGAAAACAATTATTGATTTAATGAAGACACAAAATTATAATGTGAATGAATACGCAAATTTTAGTATTAATGAAGTAAATTCCATGTATCAACATAAACAACTGGATATTAGTTTAGAAAAAAATACGGATTCTGACGAAAAAACCAAAGTATATATACATTATATTTTAGAAAAACCTACATTAAGGTCCGCGGAATTACAAGAAATAATAGATGACTTATTTAATTTAGAAGAAACCTTAACTAAAAATGACACGTTAATTATTATTATAAAGGAGGATATGAATGAAACACTCACAAATGAAGTTAAACACATATGGGAAAGGGATAACATATTTGTTACTATTATAAATATTAAAAGGTTACAATTTAATATTTTAGAACATCAACTTGTTCCACCACATCGTGTTTTACCATTAAATGAATTGCTTTTAATTCAAAAAAAATATAATATAACTAAATTAACAGATTTACCTGAAATATCCAGATTTGACCCAGTAGCTCAAGTGATAGGAATTCGACCAGGTCAAGTATGTGAAATAATTCGACCTAGTAAAACTGCTATAAAAAGTTATTATTATCGGGTATGTGTGTAATATAGAAATAATATTTTGATATATAAATGGAAATACACGAAAATAATTTATTAGATGATTTAAAGAACCAAATAGCAAAGGCCGATAAGTATAAAGAGGATTTGAATGTATTAAATGACAAATTTTATTCAATTTTAGATGAATTTAAAAAATATTATATTTTTTTTAACAAAAATCCCGAGGTAGATGAGTATCAGAGAATGTTTTCAAACATTAAAGATAATATTGAATCTATAAATTCACAATTATTTACGATAAATACTAATTTGCAACAAACGATTGATGATATTAATATAAAAATACAAGAGGTAAATGTGGAAATTCAAAAGGAAAAAACGAAAAATATAAAATTAAAAAATAATGTTGGAATAATAAATGATAAAAAGGCAAGTTCAGACATAATGATTGACAATTATAAAGAACTATATAATAATAAATATTACTTTAATGTGACAATATTAATTGGAATACTAATAATTTTAATTTTATTTTATAAATATACAAGTTAAATATATTTGGTGATTATATAAATGTTTTCTTATCTGTCAAAATACAATAAACTAATAAATAGACGACGAGTCAACACACGAATATATTCACAGCCTAAATTTACAATTAAAAACGGAACCTATTTATTTAACAAGAAAAAAGAACTTGAATCTCAAAACCAAATTATTTTAGAAACTATCAATTTTAAAATTTTAATTTTTGTTTCATTAACTTTTACATCTTTTGGATTATTTATGTATTATGTATATATATAAATGGTTAGTGTAAATAATACTAATTCCGTAATTTTAAAAATCTCTTCACTTGAAACGGAATATAACAACACATTAATACAATATCAACAAGCATACCAAAATTATACTGCAGATTTAACTAAATACCAAACAAATAAAACATTTAATAACATTTTAAATGGTCGAGTTTTTTGGGGAACTTCTGGAATAAAAGAATTTTCAACTAACGATATAAATGTTTGTAAAGCTTCATGTTCTAAAATGCCTAATTGTTCTGGAGCGACGTTTAACTCTACAGAAAATAAGTGTTGGTTACGTTCTGGTCAGGGTGATGTTTATCCTGGTTCAACTGCAGATAACGCCATTATACCAGATATAATTCAATCTTCTAATATTTTAAAAAGGTTGAATGATAAATTAGTTGATATTAATACCAAAATTATAACTTTAATTCAGTCGTCAACAGAAGATTATTCAACACAAATAAATTCACGTAATAACTTAGACGCACAATTAAAACAAAATTATAATGATTTAATTAAAGAAACAAATCGTGTCAACAGATTAATTCGTGAAACTCAAAATATTGATGAATTAAATAGTAACTCACAAATAATAATTAATCATTATTATTTAATATATACGGTCATGGCTATAATAATGATTGTTTGTATTCTAATAATTGTCTACACTTATATGAAATAATAGCTACAAATTAAATATTATAATAATAATAATATTTAATTATATTAAATGAACGTATCAGGTAATTCTACAATTACATTACAACAAGGGAAAAAATATAAAGATGCTTCAATTAAAAAATATTCTGCCGAAGGGTTTGAAAATGCCCACTTACTTAAAAACAATAATAATATAACACAACCCAATATAAATACTGAATTGCTAAATACATATTCATCAACTTTAGAAAATTATAATAAGGTTAAGGATAACATTATATTACAAGCCAAAAATTACATCTCCAGAACCTCTCAAAGTAACCCATATTTAAATAAAATCATTGTGTTTAATAATGCAGGAACAAACAACGCGTTTTATGTTACTAACCGAGGGATCGCAAAATGGTTTCCATCAACTGAAATATATAATAGTGTTTTAGGTAATAACGGATGTCCTTCCATTTCTGATATTATTACTGTAGACATTCCGTGGTCAAGTAACTATACGGTTGAAGGAGCCTCGATACCGACAGTCCCGCCATTAATTGTTGGAACTCATATGACGATGAATCAAAGTTGTGGAAATGAAGGAACCAACGTATATGCAAACACGATGGTTAAGGATACAAGCGTAACCTATAAAGGGTGTTTTCAGGATGATACGACCACGCCATTGATGACTTTTATTGGTGGTTCGGTCCCGTCAACACCAATAAAAATTATTAATGGAGATTTTTCACAACCAACAATCACAAATAACACGTATCAGAATATAGGCACTTCATCATCAGTTCCTGGGTGGGATGTTAATAATGCTTACTTACTAAATAATTCGTCAAAATTTGGGGTCGCTTTGCCATACCCTTTTGGAACACAATGTGTAGGTTTGCGTGAAATGAGCACCATTTCCCAAACTATTAAATTAAATTCAGGAACATATAATTTGGTTTTTTATGCGTGTGGAAGAAACTGTTGTGATAATTCCGGACAAAGTAATCCGATTGACATACAACTAAATGGAACAACTATTTCAACTGTAAAACCACCAATAAACTATTGGACAGAGTATAAAATTCCTTTTAGGGTTGAAACCTCCGGAAACAATACTATAATGTTTAAGGGAACCACCGCTTCTTCAGATAGGTCAACAGCAATTCAGCATATTGGAATTACATTAACTACATCAAACGTTCCAGATACATCAAGCGTTCCAGACGGAAGGTATAATTACGAAACGTGTAAAAACACGGCTATTGATGGAGGTCATAAATACTTTGCGTTACAGAATGTAAACTCAAGTAAAGGAACCGGATATTGTGCGGTTAGTAATGATTTTGTGGCACCAAGTAAAAACGGTCCGGCGTATGTTATAACAGGCGGTATTCAATTATGGTCATCTAATACCCCAACAAATTCAGCAAATACAGCAACCTTAACTGAACAAGGCGCATTATCTGTTTTAAATTCTGGAGGAACCTCTATATTTAGCACATCAGTGCCAACCGTAACAAAAAATAATGTAAATAAACCTTTTAATTATATTGGGTGTTATAAAGATACAGGAAATAGAGCGTTGCCTACTCCGAATGGTAATGGTAAAACTTATGACACGTGTTCATCGATAACTACTGCTAAAGGTGCAAAATATTTCGGGTTACAATACGTTCAAGGAAACCAAACTGCTGAGTGTTGGTCTGGTTCAGATTTAATTAAAGCAAAACAATATGGATTAGCCACCAATTGTTCTCAGTTAAAGGATGGAACTTGGGTTGGTGGTTCGTGGTCAAATGCCGTTTATAATAATGTTGAACCAACAGTTCCATATTTTTTAATATTACAAGATGATGGAAATATGTGTATTTATAAAGGTTCCGGTCCTCAAGATAGTCAGGGAAACATATGGTGTTCTGGCACTAATGGAAAACAACAAAAACCCAACCCAAATTTTAAAGCATCGAACGGAAAATTTGGTAAAAATTACATAAATAGCACAACTAGTTTAGCAAGTGGAGATTTTATTGGTTCAAATGATGGTAGTATTTATTTAATGATGCAAAGCGACGGAAATTTAGTATTATATACATCACAACAAACATCAAACTGTAAACCGTTAAGTAATGGATTTATGGGTGGGGGTCCTGGCGCAAACGCAATTTATGAATTAAATCAGGTAGGAGCACTCAATAAATTATACGATGTTGCGTATGTCGACCAAAACTCTAAATCGTATTTATACCCAGAAAGTAGCGTTACGTCAACGAATACATATAGTAAAGTAAACGCATATGATAGTGAGGATAAAAATATTAGTGGAGGACAAACGTCGGGTGTGAACCTTGAACAATGTAAACAATCGTGTAATTTAAACGCGAAATGTTATGGTGTTGAATATAATACAGATATAAAAACGTGTGTTCAAAAAGACAACACAATATATTTATTAAATCCTATTAAATTACCTAATTCATCTTTTTCTGAACTGTATATTAAGGATAAAACTATTTCGGAAGGGTTTACACAAACGAATGTGGATACTGTAAAATTAAATAATTACGTGAGTGGTAATCAATTATTTTCAAGCGATGTAGTTTCAACATTAACAAAACAAATCAACCCTGTTGATAAACAGCAGTTAGAACAATTGGAGAGTCAACTATCTTTGTTATCTGCGCAATTAAATACAGATAATAACAATTCAGCACATTCGTTAGTAAATGTAGACAATAGGTCAAATATACAAACTAAATTCATTAATTTATTTGCTAATCAATATGATGATACAAAATCTAAAATTAAGAATTTACACGAAAATATGCCGAATTATACGAATATACTAGAAGATAGTAATATTATAAAATCTTCCTCTATAAATACATTTATTATGTGGTGCTTTATATTCATAATACTTATACTTATTATGATAAAAATATATAGTAGCATATAATTTACTTTATCCTGGAATAAATCATATTTAGACACACAATACATGCCATAACTTTTTGAAGGACCTGGTGTTTATTTTATGATGCGTGCTTTTTGTATTTTTGTATAATAATAATATTATTATTATATTATTATTATTATATAATGTCAAACTCATCGAAAGACTTACAAGAAGTAAATTCAAAAACATTAACTGATATTCAAAATTTACAAAAAATCGAAAAAGATATGTTTAACAGTTTAGAAATGAAAAATATACAAAAGCAACTAACAACAGATGAATTAACCCAAATAGTAAATAAAATAAATGATATATCACAAATGCGTGTGAACTTGTATAAGTCTCTAAATAATTCAAATACGTTTTATAATTCGGAATTATCAGATTCAACACATACATTAGGACAACAAACGACAGCAATAAAAATAGTAGAGAATGAATTAAACGAAGCAAAAAAGAGATTATCATTAATTGAAATGGAAAAAAATAATAAAATACGTATTGTAGAAATTAATAATTATTTTGGAGAAAAATATGCGGAACAAACGAATTTATTAAAAATAATATTATTTATTGTATTTTTATTTATGATAATATCATTATTATTTAAAAAAAATATAATACCTAGAATAATATATTTGCTTTTACTAATAATTCTTGGTCTTTATGCATTAATTAAAGTATTCACATCGGTATATTCAATAATGCTTAGAGATAATATGAATTACCAAGAATATAATTGGAATTTTAAACCATCATCTGCACCTTCTAATAGTAGTGACGTGGTTAACACATCAGACCCGTGGGGTAAACCATATGTAACGTGTATAGGTCAAGCATGTTGTTATCCTGGAAGCACATACGATTCAACCCAAAATAAGTGTATTCCGAACACAACAGATACAACTGAAAGTTTCGTAAATGATATTTTTACAAGACATACAATTGAATATAAAAAACCAGATGTTACATTATAATAAATAAATAATACTATAATATATAATATGACTTCATCACAACAATCAACCATAAATGATTTTAATAAACTTCTTCAAGAAGCATCAAATAGTATTATGTGTGGTCCTGAATGTCAACAAAATAAACAAAAGAATAAACTGTATCAAAACTATTTAGATGCTAAAACAAGTATGATTAATGCTCCCCAAATGGTGGATGAAAGCGCAAAAAAATATTATATGTATTCAGAAGGACCTATAGGATATAATAATTATATAAATCAAAATTTAGAACAAAAATTAAGTATTATAAATAAAGAAATAACAGAAAAATTTACGGATAAATTAAATAAAGCAAATTCAAGTTTAGAATTATACAAGGGAATATCTGTAAATTATGCATATGTTTTGGAATTATATGAGTATTATTTAAAGGATAATAAAAAATTAGAAACAAAATATAAAAGTAAAACTGCGGATACGTTAACAAACGACCGTAAAACTTATTACGAAAATCAAGGGATTGAATCTTTAGATTTTTATTTTAAACTTATATTATTTATATACTTTGTTGTTTCTTTTTTTTTATTTTGGCTACTTTATTTAAATGCTGGTTTATCTAGATTTAAAAAATTTATAATTGTATTATGTGTATTTTTATATCCAATATTTGCTCTTTCATCAATTCGTTTAATATTATGGCTATAT